TTCAGAATCAAAGTAATTTCATTATTAGGATCGCTCCTGTGCTAAAATGAGTACAGGAGTTTTCCTATTCTAGGAGTAAAAATGTCAGCGGTTAAAAATTTTGAAGTAGATCAAAATACAACATTTTCTTTTGTTGTAGAATATAAAGACAACCAAGACTTGCCAATAAGTTTAGTAGGAGCTTCTGCAAAAATGCAGGTTCGTGATACAAAAGGTGGCACAAAATTAGCTTTTACCCTATCAACTCCTAATTTGTCAGACGGAATATCCATGGATCAGGCTGCTGGAAAATTAACAATTAAAATGACTGCAGCACAAACAAATAAACTATTTTATCCAAAATCAGCTTATGATATTATGGTAACAGACAGCAACGGAAACAAAATAAAATTGCTTGAAGGCTTTTTGGCCCTAAGCAGATCGGTTACAATATGACAGATAAAGTAGTAGTAACGGAAATTGTAAATGATGTAATTATTTCCTCTCCTGGCCCTCAAGGTCCAAGAGGAAAAACTATATTAAATGGTACAGGAGCACCATTAGCCACTTTAGGACTTGAAGGCGATTTTTATTACGATAAAAATACAACAAGATTCTATGGTCCAAAACCTTCAGATCTCACCTGGGCAGGAGCTGCTAATTATTTACTTAGCACAATGACTCTTACTTATCCGTGGATGTTGACTCAAGTAACAGGTCCAGTATCTGGAGTATATAGCCTTCCAATAACACATAATTTAGGGTATAACCCAAATGTTACTGTAAAAAATTCCGCAGGCGACATATTAGAAACGGGAATAGACTATAATAGTATTAACCAAATAACACTGACGATGGCACAACCATTTTCAGGGACAGCGTACCTGTCCTAAAGGAGATAAAAAATGGCAAGATTATTTGTAACTAACATTGACCTCAACAAGAATGAGTTGCTCAATGCCCGAATTCAAAATTTAAGTTCAGCACCATCAAATCCAGTAGCAGGACAGATTTATTATGATTCAACTAATAATACAATGTACTACTACAATGGACTTGCCTCTCCTAATGGTCCATGGATGCCAATGTCTGGCTCCACAGAAGTTATTCAAGATGTAGTTGGTGCATTAATATCTGGCGGAACAGGCTTAACAGCAACATATAATGATCCAGCAGGAACGCTATCAATTAAATTAAATGATACCGCAGTAACAGCAGGCTCATATGGTTCAACAACAAAGATCCCAACATTTACAGTAGATCAGCAAGGTCGTTTAACTGCAGCTGGTGAAGCAAATGTAGCAACTAATCTTTCTATTGCAGGAGAAACTGGAACAGATACAGTAGATCTTCTTACAGATACACTGACAGTAACTGGCGATGGATCTATTGATACAGCAGTAACAAATAACACAATTACAATCACTGCAAAAGATGCAAGCACAACTCAAAAGGGTGTTGCTTCATTTAATTCAACAGATTTTACAGTAACAGCAGGCGCAGTATCTCTTAATAAAGATCCAGTAATTACTCTCTCAGGAGATGTAAACGGTACTGGAACAATGACAAATCTTGGCGATGTAACAATCACCACAACAGTACAACCAAACTCTGTAGCACTTGGAACAGACACAACTGGTGACTATGTACAAAATATTCAAGGCACAACTGGTGAAGTAACAGTAAGTCCTACATCAGGAGAAGGAAGCACAGTAACAATTGATCTTCCAGATGATGTAACAATTACTAATAATTTAACAGTAGGCGGAAACTTAAATGTAACTGGAACAATCAATTCAGTAAATACTACACAGGTAAATATTGTTGATAATAAGATTAATCTTAATACTGACTTTACTGGCACACCAACAACAGATGCTGGAATTCGTGTAGAGCGTGGCACATCTGCAGACGTAGAAGTTCTTTGGAATGAAACTGATGATCGGTGGACCCTTACAAATAATGGTACCAACTATCATGCAATTGCAAGAAAGTATGCGGTAGACCTTGCTAACCCATCAACCCTTACAGCATTAGTTGTAACACATAATTTAGGATCAGATGATGTTACCGTTCAAGTTTTTGAAACAGCAGGATCAAAAGCACTTGTTGAAACAGACATAGAGCGCACATCAGCAAATACAGTTACATTAAGATTTGCAACAGCACCTGCAAGTGGAGCATACAGAGTCGTAATTACTGGATAAGGGAGTTTTAAATGTCAGTACAAAGATTAGTTCCCTTACATGCAGTAGCTTTAGCCACAGATCCAGCAAACCCACGTATTGGCGATATTTATTTTAATACAGTTGATTCAGGATTAAAATATTGGGATGGATCAAGTTGGAATCCAGTTGGCGGAGCAGTATCTGGACTGTTAGAACATATTCATACGTATGATGGAACAATATATTCAGTAGAAAACTATCAAGTACCAGCAATTGGAATAATTGATGGAGGAACTGCATAATGCCAATATCTAAAATAAAAATAAGAAGAGGCACAACTACTCAATGGAACTCATCTACCAAGATTTTAGATTCTGGCGAGCTTGGAATTGACACAACTTTAAATAAAGTAAAAGCAGGAAATGGAATTAATATTTGGTCAGCTTTGCCATATTTAACACCACCAATTGCGGAAGTTCAAGAAATAGCACAAGATGGTGTAGCAGCAGCATTATCTGCGGGAACACATTCAAATATAGTTGTATCTTATAATGACACAAATAATAGTATTAGTCTTTCAACTGGGCCAGATGTAATAACAACAACAAGTTTAAGCAATACTTTAACAAACCCTGCTTCTGGTTATGTTTCAATAGCAGATATTGGAAATCCAGATGGAGTTGCATCTTTGGGACCAGATGGCAAAATACCAGATTCAGAAATTCCATCTTCTATTGCAAGAGATAGTGAAATTCCAAGCACAACTAACTTTTTAGCAGAAGGCACAACTAATAAATATTTTACAGATGAAAGAGCACAAGATGCAATAGGAAATTTTTTAGGATCAGGACTTTCTTATAATGATACAACGGGTGCAATATCGGTAGATACGTCAACTATATCTACTAAAACATATGCCGATACAACAGCTACTGCAGCAGCAACCGTAGTATTTAATAATGTACTAGATTCTGCTCCAGCTGCCTTAAATACTTTAAAAGAGCTTGCAGCAGCAATAAATAATGATCAAAGTTTTGCATCTACAGTTACATCCGCTTTGGGAACAAAACTAAGCACTGCAACTGCAGTTACTGATTATTTACAAAAAACTGATGCAGCAAGTACATATTTAACTTCAACAGTAGCTGCAAGGGATTATGTACAAAAAACACAACCAGCTTTAGACTATCAAATTTTTAATAGCGGAACGGGTGGATACCTTGTAAATGGAGTTTTAAATGGACCAATAACTATTGCACCTGGAAAACCTTATAGAATTTCTATACAAGCACCAGGACATCCTTTTTGGTTTCAAACTTCCTATGGAGCATACACCCAAGCAAATGTTTACACTACTGGAATAGAAAATTCAGGAACAGATGCGGGACAAATAGTAATTTTATTGCCTGCTTCTGCTCCACAACTTTATTATGTATGTCAATTTCATGAAACCATGAAAGGTGTTGTTTTATTTGAAAATTCAAGTAATTTACAAAAGTTTGTTGCTAAAACTGGATCTTATACGCCAGTCTTGATGGACATGGGACAGATTATTGAAATGTCAGGTGGAGGAACACTTACAATAACAGATTCAGCATCTCTTCCCGTTGGAACAACATTTGAAGTTCTTCAAACTGGAACTTCTCAAGTAACAATTGCTGGAGATGGTTTTACAATTAATTCTACACCAGGTTTAAAGCTCAGAGCACAGTGGTCTGCCGCAACTATAATCAAAAGAGGCACAAATAGCTGGGTCGCTTTTGGAGATTTGGCTGTGTAATAAATGGCAAGAGCCAAGAAAAATTTTTTTAGCTTACTAGGTGTTGTAAGAGTAAATGTTCCTAACCTATCTGGATTAACTCAAAGTCAAGCTCAATCAGTTCTATCAGCAGTTGGTCTTTCTTGGATAGAAACCCCTTCCACTACAAGTAACATTGGAATAAATTTAAATATAGTTGATCAAGGAATACCAGCAGGCACTACAGTTTTAATAGGGTCTCAAGTTCCTTTTACTTATTATAATTATGTTGCACCACCTAACTTTAATCCAGGATTTAACCCAGGATTTTATGTTCCCGACCCTCCACAAGATTCATCAGTATCTTCTTCAAGTTGGAACGGATCTACTGTAACAATTAATGGAAGTTTTGTTACCTTTCCTACAAATATTGCTGTAGATGGAACAAACATTGCATATGGAAGCTGGAGTGCAAGTTCAAATCAAATAACATTTTCTTTGAGTGGAGAAGGCAGCAGAAATATTCAAATTTATAATGGAAGAGTTCCTCTTATTTCAGCATTTAATATATCTTATAATTCAAACCCAGGATTTAGCCCAGGATTTAGCCCAGGATTTAGCCCAGGATTTAACCCAGGATTTCAACCAGCTTTTAACGAACCAGCATTTGATACACCACTTTTTGGAGGTTCAGGAGATTTAACAAACCTAGACCTAAGCGCTTTATTTGATTTTGGATTTAGTAAAAGTGTTGGAATTACGACTTTAGTTAGAACAACAGACGGACTTGTAAAAGCAGGAGACTTGCAAGTAGGTGATACTCTTTTATCTGTAAATATTGAAGGATTCCCATACGAAAGCGCAGAAGGTGTAACGGCTCAAGCTATTGCTTGGTCAGATAGCAATCCTAATATTATTCCAGAAATTACAACAATAGCTAACATATATAAAACACAATCTGCATACGCAGTCGTAATTAATGAAGATATATTTTCTCAATATCACTATATTTTAATTAAAAGAAACGGAATTTCTAAATTTGAGACTTCCGTAAATGTAGTTAAAGAAACTGATTTGGTATACTCATATGACACCAGCAGTTGGGAACCTATCTATTTGTATGAAATAGTTCAGGTGCCACACGATATTATTTCCATAAACTGCGAACCATACGATATGTTCTTTACTGAAAGGATGCTAACCCATGACTCAAGCGCAATATAATGTTATTGGCATGAAGCCAGTTGGGGAGTATTCTGTTCCAATATTTTCTTCAATGCCAGAAGAGCTAAAAGGCTCCTGGATACATGTAACAAAATTAGATAACCTAGCGCAAGTAAAGTATGTAATTTGTGTTTATTTTAATAATACTCATCCAGAAAATACAGTTGTTGTCTCAGATTTTTTGCCAACAGAATATCCAGATTTATACGCAACAGTTAATAAAAACTTAATGAATGAAAGAGTGTATATTCAGCCAAAATATAGAAAGAAGGGACTTCTTCCAGCATTTGGCTTAATTGGAAGAACAATATTTTATGAGTATTTAGATGCACTTTGCGATGTGCCCTTAGATAGAAGCATGCAAACTGAATCAGCTACATGTAAAGCAAAAGCTATGTGTAATGAAGAAATAAAAGAAATTCCAGTAGAGCAAAGATCTGCTATATCTTTGTTTGATATCAATCCACCAAGGGATCCCGTTTATCCAAATATTTGGCACGGGCACAGAGCAGGAGGAAAAAATGGTTAATAAAATATTTTCGCAACATGAAATAAATCTTTATGATTTTTCATATATAAATGATTTAGCACTTCAGCAAATGCTTTCAAGCTTTGAAGAGATCTCATGGATAGACAGAGTAAATGGTTTTAAAGAAGGCGTGATTAAAACAACAAATCTAAGAAATTTAAATTTAGAAAACAGAAGATTATACGTTAGCTTTATTTCTGAAATAAACTCATATCTTCATGACAAGTCTCTTTCTTTTGTTTTCCCAATTGAAAATGTGTTTTTAAAAATATCCCCAGAAACATCATACGCACAAGAATTTCTTAATCCAGGGCTAAGAGATACTCTATCAATTATTTATGTTGTAAATGATAACCACCCTGGTTCAAATATTACCTTTTTAAATAAAAATCTTTCTATTCCTTTATTGAAAGGAAATCTTATAATTTTCCCATCTTTAGAAGAGTATGCTTATAGAATTTCTGAAGTATCTTCTGGAGAATTAATTGTTGGAGTTTCTTATGTTGAGGTTAAAAATGATTAACGAGTATACTCAAAATAAAAACGAAAATGTTATCTATAGAGAAAAAAGAAAAACAATGTTATCTAAAGATAACTTTGACACAACGGGACTTTATGAAAAAATAATAAATGAATTAAATAAATCTGAAAAAATTTATAACTTTCCCAATTCTGAGGAAAAAATTGTTAATGTATATAATAAAAATAGTTATAATCCATTTTTTATGCATGACGAGCAGATGTATTTTCTTTTTCAGAAGATTGTTTCTTTAATAAAAAATGTTTGTAAAGAACATGAGTTTAGTTATTCAAAAAATAAATATTTTATTTATTCCTCATTGGTTGAAGACCAAGACCCTTCTTTCTGGTATGATGCTGGAGGAACATCAAGGCCCTCAATGTTTGGAATAATTTCCCTAGATTTACAAAAATCAAAAGTTTTAATTAACGACATGGAGTTTGAGATAGGTCCTGGAGACATTATAGTTTCAGAGGCAGGAAATAAAATTGTTTATTACAATAAATTTAAATCAATAGTGTTTTACGTAAGCCCATTATCAGAAATAAAAAATCAGTATTCACAAAAGTGGATGCCTTTAATATAGTAGAACAAGGAGAAATTATGATAATTGACATTCCCACAGTAGGAATAAAAATATATAGAAACGCTTTGCCAGAGGCAATGAATATCCCAGAAAGACTGGAAAACGTTTTGAGTTCAGAAAAAAGCTCAATGTTTAAGTGGTCTATTGCTAAAGTCGGAGATAATGTAGAAAAATTAGATTATAGAGATTGTGTTGATTTTAAAATTAGAAGAGATTCTTTAAGGCCAGGAAATGATCTTTCAGACGAAGTCATATCAATACATGATCAAATAACCAAAAAGCTTAAAGAGTGCCTAGACGACTATACAAAAGAATATAATATTAACACCCTACACTACATGGAAGCAATTAATTTTGTTCGTTACGGAGAAGGGCAGCATTTTAAAACACATCCAGATAGCGGACCAAGCTATTCTTGTGACGTTTCTACGGTTATGTATTTAAATAGCGACTATGAAGGAGGAGAGCTGTATTTTCCTCATTTTGACTACACCTATGTTCCTCAATACGGAGACATTGTGTTGTTCCCGTCGAGCTATCTTTTTTCACATGCGGCACTGCCAGTAAAGTCGGGAATAAAGTATTCTGCGGTAACAATGTTTTCATATAACGACAGAAACCATAAAGATCATAGTAGATATCAAGGACAGGTATCTAAAGTCCTATAGATAAGTAAAGAAACATTTAAGGTATAATTAAGGGAGAGGTGCAACCACATGGCAACAAATTTTCCAACGTCTTTAGACGTTCTAATTAACCCTCAACCTAATGATTCGGTTGAGTTAGTTCCCCATTCCGCCCAACACGCAAATGCAAACGATGCTATTGAAGCATTAGAGTCTAAGGTTGGTGCTAATAACTCTACCGACCCAAACTCCCTAGACTATAAGGTCAAAACACTTGAAACCAATATCCTAGATATTGAAGAGGTAGAAGATCTTGTCGGCGGCTTGCTTACCACTGGAACTCATAACAATATTACAGTAGCATATGATGATGTTGCTAGAAAAATAAATTTAACTGCTACCTATGACGATGAAGAGGTCATGGATGCAATTGCTACTTCTTTGACAGCAGGCAACGGAATAACAAAAACATATGACGATGTTGCAAATACAATAACCTTAGCCGTAGACACCTCCGTTATGGCAGATAAGACATACGTAAATAATGCAATATCTAATTTAATAAATTCCGCCCCAGCGGTTTTAGATACATTAAAAGAAATAGCAGATGCCCTAGGAAATGATGCAAATTTTGCAGCGACTATAACATCAGCTCTTGCTACTAAATTAAATATAACTACTGCAGCAAGTACATATCTTTCAATAGCAGATGCTCCAGAAACTATATCAGATACAACAGGAGCAATGTTTGCACATGCTGGGCATACAAATGTAATTGCAACATACGACGATACAACTAATAAAGTAAACCTTTCAGTTATTGCTCAACTAACACAAGAGCAAGCGCAAGACTATATTGCGCCTCTTTTTGTTCATAATTTAAATCCAAATATTACTGCAACTTACGATGATGTTGCAAATAAGCTAATCTTAGAAACAATAATTCCTCCATCTAAGGCTATTATGTCAGCTTCCGCCCCAGCATCTCCAGCAGATGGACAGTTCTGGCTAGATACTGATGAATTTAGAAGCGGTACCACTAGAGCGCTCAAGGTATGGAATGCACTATCCTCTACTTGGGAATTTGTAAGCTCAGATTTATCTCTTTCTACTACAAATACCTGGACATCAAAAAACACTTATACAAATGGAATTATTATTGGTTTAGATGCCGCACCTTCTTCCCCAGTACATGGTCAAATATATTATAATAAAATACTTAACAAATTAAATGTTTGGGACGGACTACTATGGAAAGAAGTATCGGGTTCTGGCGGTGGCGGCGGATTAACACTTGTTCCAACTGATTCCACTGCTCCAGCTAGCACATTCTTTGTTGGTTTAATAGAGCCACCATCGGGGGCAACAAATCTTGGAGATCTTTGGATAGATGTTGATGATGATGCAGGAGCAACAGAATTTATTTATGCGGGACCAGAAGCTCCACAAAATTATAATACAGACACTCTTTGGATTGATACTGATGAACCAATTACAGAATTAATCTATAGTGCAAATGAGCCAGCAAACCCATCTTACGCAGGAGAACTTTGGATAGACTTAGATGATACTGCAGGACAAGCTATTATCTCTTCTTTGACCCCTCCAGCGCCCGCAGAAACAGATTTATGGATAGACCTAGCAAATGAAGAAGGATACCTAGAGTATAAAGATTTGTTTAAAAATGGAGCAGCAGCGGTTCAAGCTTTTGTAAATTTGCCTAGTGCCACTTTGTATCCAGGGGCAATCATATATGTAGTTTTAGAAAAAACAATATACGTTTCTGTCAATAATCAATGGAAAAAGATGTACCCAAACTCCGATTCAGAAGTTCTTTCTTGGATAGGATTTTGAACGAACTTATAGTATAATAACAAATGGAGGAATTATAATATGTCATTAAAACGTTGGAATGGTACGGCCTGGGTTGTAGTAGCAGGATCACGTCCAGGAGCACAAGGTCCTCAAGGACTTCCAGGAGCCGCAGCAACTGTTTCTGTTGGCACAGTTACAACACTTCCTTCAGGATCAACACCAACTGTTGTAAATAGCGGAACATCCTCAGCAGCAGTATTAAATTTTAGTTTACCTACAGGAACACAAGGTCCAGTAGGTGCTGCAGGTGCAGCGGGTCCACAAGGAACGGCGGGACAAAGAGGTTCATATAACTACACTGGAATTGCTAATCCAACATCATCAAACCCAGCGGGTAAATTAGGTTTAGATAATTATTTAAATACAACAACAGGCGATTGGTTTCAATATAATTCAGCATCAGCAACTTGGACATTACAAGGAAATATTAGAGGTTCACAAGGAATACAGGGATTAACTGGAGCAACAGGTCCAACAGGTCCTTCTGGCAATGAACTGGCTAATGCTATACTTAGTGAAACAACGGTAGCCAGGGTAGACGCAATGCTAAACCTAGGTCTATATTATCCAAAGTATACAAGTACTTTAACTCAGACCGAGCTAAACAGTAAATTTGCAGCAACAAGTTATTTATTTTAGGAGAAATATAAAATGGCAAGAAGACAAATAGAACACGCATACTACGTATTTAATCCAGGCACTAATCAAATTACTATTCCAAGAATAGTAAGACAAGATAGATTGATGCTTATCACAAATACCACCCAAGGCAAGGTTATCTACAATTTCTCCGATACTAACCTAGGCGCTACCGCTTTTGCAATTGACAACACACTTGGCTACGAGCCAAAAACAATAATTACTCTTAAATATAACTGTGCAAGCATGGCTTCTACAGATCAACTTGCAATTATTGTTGACGAGCCAGCAGAAACAGTAACATTTACAGAACCACTTATGGATGCAGTAAATAAACTAAGAGTTGCTCCGCCACAATCTTTAATGGATACAGACTTTGAATATGGTGTTCAGAGCTCTAAGTGGGAAGCTTTAGTTTTAACATCAAATTATCCATCATTCTTTTCTAGAGCAACAGGCGGAAACTCATTTGACGTAACAAGCGTAACTGGTGATGGTGTTTCACCAAGATCTACAATAACTTGCGTAGTTTCTAGCCCAGCAACAGATCTTGTTGCAGGCGATGTTATTTCAATTCAAGATACATCTTCCCCCTTAGCTGAAGGAACTTTCCCAGTTGAAACAGTATCCACAGATGGTTTTACATTTACATATTTAGCAAATGGAGTTGTTTCTGGAGCTATTTCAAATGGAAGCCTTACATCCATAGCAGGCGGAGGAATTTATGACAATGCACATATCCCAGGTGGAAGCGATGCAGTAGGACTTCAAGGATGGACTGCTCAATCAGATGGTGCAGCTCAGTCTACAATTACAATTACAACAAGTACAGCACATGGACTTCTTCCAGGAACTCCAATTCTAATCGGAAGCCAAAACGAAAATTGCTCAATCAAAGGTTCTTGGAGAATATTTAACGTTTCATCTCCAAACCAAATGAAATTTAAAATGACTTCACAAGTTGCTAATCCAATTATTACAAATGGAGTAGGACTTTATACAAAACCAAACGGATATGTACAGCATAGACCACATGATGGAGGAGTTATTCTTTCAACAACAGACAATGTTTGTGGTGTAAGAGTTATTCGTCAAACACGTCGTGCTTTTAGATATCAATCAGGAAAATCAATTCAATTCTCTACTGGTGTAAAATTTACACCTACTTTTGACGTAGATAGCATTGCTGTTGCAGGAGTTTTAATTGGAAATCAAGTTGTAACTGTAAAAACACTTCAAGATCATGGAATGCAACCAGGAGCAAAAATTAAAGTAGATGGAGTTGTTACAGCAGGATCATACAACCCATGGAATGGTAAGTTTGTAGTTACAAATGTATTAGGAACAAATGAGTTCCAGTATATTATGCCACTTACACAAAACTTAACTGCTACAGATCAATTCCCAGGAGGAGTTGATGTTTCAGTTACTGTTTATAAGTGGGAAGGTGCCGCAACAAGAACTGGTATGTTCAATGATCAAAACGGATTCTTCCTTGAATATGATGGGACATATCTTTATGCCGTCAGAAGATTTACCAAGAAAGATTTATTTGGTAAAATTGCTGCAACCAAGTATTCAAATACAATTACTGGCATAAATACAAGATTTAGAAAGCAGTTATTGGTTGGAGACCAGATTGTAATTAAGGGAGCAAATTATAGTGTTATTGAAATTGCATCAGATACTAACTTAAAGGTTACTCCAGCATATAAGGGAGATTCCGTAACTAACTCTTCTTATGTTTTGACTCAAGAAATTAGAGTTCCTCAAACTGAGTGGAACGTAGATAGACTTGATGGGAAAGGCCCTTCAGGATATACACTAGACCCTGCATTAATGCAGATGGCCTATGTTGACTACACCTGGTACGGTGCAGGATTTATTAGATTTGGTTTTAGAGGTACAGAAGGAAATATTGTTTATTGCCACAAGATGCCTAATAACAATAGAAATACAGAAGCTTACATGCGTTCTGGAAACCTTCCAGCAAGATATGAAGCAATTAACTCACCATTCTTTAGCACAAAGTTAAAGGCGGGATCTTCAGGAATAGTTGGATCGCCATTAGCACCATCAATGATTGTTATGTATGTTGATAGCGTTAAATTTTGGCCAACTTCAGGATTCTTAGTAATAAAAGATACAAGTAATTTTGAAATTTGTTCTTATACAATTACTGATACAGCATATAATGAAATTGCACAAGGTTACCCTGTTAATATAAATAGAAGACAGCCGATGACTTCTTATCTACAAGGACAAGCTGTAACTTTGTCTGGATCATCAAATAATGCAACATATCTTCCAGATAATACAATTACAAATGGAACTGGAATTGCACAAGTTTCTGTTCAAACAATTACAAATACATGTGCTCCAGTTATTTCACACTGGGGATCATCTGTTATTATGGACGGCAAGTTTGATGATGATAAGAACTTTATCTTTACCGCTGGTATGCAGAGATTCGTAAACGTTGCAGGTTCAGGTGAAGTTATTGCAAAAATTTCTTCAAAGTCAGCATCCTCATCTGTTGCAACATTAACAACTGCTTCAAATCACCAAGTACAGGTGGGATACCCACTTATTGTAACTGGAGTTAATACCTCAGCAGCAATAACAAGCGTTCAAAGAACTTCTGCATCTACAATATTAGTTACAACTCAAGGTGCACACGGTCTTTACACAGGTCAAACTGTAACAGTATCAAATACTGCATTATCTAGAAATCTTCAAAATGGTCAAATTCAATCTACTGCAGTTACTACTATTTTAAATGGTGATAGGACTATATCAGCAACCCCAGCATCAAATACATTTGAAGTTATCCTTGCTGGAGTTTATGGATATACGGCACAAGCACAAACAGCTGCAACAGCAGTTGAAAAAACAACATTCAATGGAACATTTACAGTAAGCGCAGTAACATCTAATACTATTCAATACTCAATATCCAATGCAACAACAATAGCATCAAGTATTGTTACTCCACAAGGATCCGTTTCTCAAAGCTTTGGTACAACAGCGGTTGCAAGACCACTTCTTTCAATTAGAATTGCACCATCTGCAGATAATGGAATTGGAAGAAATTATGGCAAGAGAGAAACATTAAATACTATGCAGTTATCACTTAGCTCGCTAGGTATTCTTGCTCAAGGAGCATTTTTGATTCAGGGTATTTATAATCCTTCATCGTTCCCAACTGGAGTAACTCTTCCAAATGACTGGGAAAACATTAGAGTAGCTGGAGGATCACTAGCTCAAGTTATTTATCACGATGGTACTGGAAAGACAGGTTCTACAGTAACTAGCCCAATAACAACAATTAGAGGTGGAGATCAGGCATTTGCTTTCTATACCGACGGTACTGGTGGTACAAACTATTCAGCAACCAGCTTTGATTTGTCAAAGGTTAAAGACCTTGGAACATCAATTCTTTCAGGAGATGGAAACTACAAAGCTCCAGGATTCCCAAATGGTCCAGATATTTTAACAATCGTTGCAACAAACCTAGGACTAACATCTGGAGATATTTCAGCTCGTTTATCTTGGACAGAAGCTCAGGCATAAGAGGAGTATAAAATGGCAGCACCAGATCTTCCAATTATTGGCACCGCTACAAAAACAGGAACAACAACAGCAACTGTTGCATTTGCAGCACCACTTAATAATGGTGGACAGACAATCACTAGCTATACAGCTACGTCCTCTCCTGGAAATATTTCTGTTTCAGGATCAACATCTCCTATTACTGTTACAGGACTAAGTCCTAATACCGCTTATACATTTACAGTTACAGCTACAAATGTTGATGGAACTTCAGGGCCGTCTTCTCCAAGTAATAGCATAACTACAGATTCTGCAGCTCCAGATGCACCAACAATTGGAACGGCTACAAAAACTGGAACATCAACGGCATCACTTACATTTTTTGCACCAACATCAGATGGTGGACGAGCAATCACTGGGTACACAGCAACATCTTTGCCTGGCAGTATAACCGCAACTGGTACATCATCACCACTTAACTTTACAGGACTATCTTCTGGAACACAATATACATTTACAGTTACAGCTACAAACCCTATTGGAACTTCTAGTCCATCAGCGGCAAGTAATGCAGTAACTACAGATTACGTAAATCCAAATGCTCCAGGTGCACCAACAATTGGTACTGCAACAAAGACTGGTTCAACAACTGCAACTGTTGCTTACACTGCACCAGGATCAAATGGTGGCTTTGCAATTACTTCATACACAGCTATATCAACACCAGGTGCAATTACGGGATCTGTATCACAAGCAGGCAGCGGAACAATTACTGTTACAGGACTGACACCTGGGCAAGACTACACATTTACAGTATTAGCAACAAACTCCCAAGGCTCGGGCGTTAACTCATCTTCAAGTAATCAGATAACTACAGATGCAGCAGCACCTTCAGCCCCATTAGTTGGCACAGCTACAAAATTAAGTTCAACAACTGCAAGTCTTTCATTTAGCCCACCATTAGCAAATAACGGAGCAGCAGTAACGGGATATACGGTAACATCAACACCTGGCGGAATTACTGCTACAGGATCAGCATCTCCAATTACTATTACGGGGCTTACACCCGCAACTGCGTATACATTTGCTGTAACAGCAACTAACTCAGCTGGTACATCTGCTGCTTCTTCAGCAAGTAATCAAATTACTTCAGATGCCACTGTACCTGGAGCCCCAACAATTGGATCAGCTGTAAAATTATCTTCAGTTTCAGCACGGGTTGCATTTACAGCACCAGCGTCAACAGGTGGAGCATCAATTTCTAGTTACACAGTTACATCAACTCCAGGAAATATTGTTGCTACTGGATCAGCCTCACCTATTACAATTAATGGATTAGCTCCAGCAACAGCTTATACATTTAAAGTTGTAGCTACTAACTTTGTTGGAGACGGTGCACAATCAGCAGCAAGTAATAGCGTAACAACAGATGCTACAGACGTTTATGTACCAGGTGCGCCAACAGTTGGCACTGCTACAAAAACAGGATCTTCAACCGCAACTCTTGCATTTACAGCACCAGCATCAAATGGCGGAACAACAATTACTGGCTACCTTGGTACGTCAACTCCTGGTGGAGTTATTGCCACATCAACAACATCACCAATTACTTTTACAGGATTAACTCCCGCAACATCATATACATTTAAAGTATCAGCAATTAACTCAGTTGGAACTGGGCCCCAATCAGCAGCAAGCGGTAGCATAACTACAGATACTGCCCCACCAGGACCACCAACAGTTGGAGTAGCTGCAAAAACAGGCGCAACAACTGCAACACTTACATTTACCGCACCAACCGTAACTAACGGACAAACAATTACTGGATATACAGTTGTATCGACTCCAATTGGAGGCTCAGGCGCAGGAGCTACATCACCAATTCTTGTTACAGGACTTACTCCAGCTACTGCTTACACCTTTAAAGTAAGAGCTATTACAACTGCTTCTGAGGGTGAACAATCAAATGCTAGTAATATTATTACAACAGATTTTGGTAGCGCAGCTAACTATGCTACTTTATCAAATCAAATTGATACAATTAAAGCAAAAATTAATGCTTTAAGCGCTTCAACTTTAAATGCAGAACAAATATTATATTTGTCAAACTCCTTAGTAATATTATCTAAAGCTCTAGGTATAGATGATGTTGTTGCGGCAACCGCAAATGCAATTACAAATATTCAAAGTGCTGGATCAGCCGCAATTACACTTGTTAATGGAACGGCAAATGGAGTAGCAGTATCAAACCTATCAAGTAAATACACAACTCTTCAAGCTTCATACGATAACATTAACCCTAGAGTTACTTCTATAGAATCATCAATTTCAAGTCAGGTGTCAGATATTGCAACAGCATCAGCTTTAGCTGCAAGCGCTGGATATAATACATGGCAAATTTTAACTTCCAGCAAACTTTTAGTAAATAGAGATAGAGTTTTTGTTAATACTCCAGCACTTGGTGGTGGAGTTGGTGGACTAACTTTAACACTTCCAGCGGGGCCTGGAATAGGTGCCGTTGTAGAAATAATTGACATCTCTGGAACTGCATCAACAAACTTCTTTACAGTAGCTAGAAATGGTGAATTAATTCAGGGTGTAGCAGAAGACCTTATTTTTAACGTAAATAATAAAGCTATGAAATTAATATATTCAAATACTGCAAAAGGATGGAGAATCGCATAATGGCATCACTAGACTCGCTCTTAACATTATCGTCAGGACTAAAAGCCGCTGATATGGCAACAATTGGAATAACAGGATCGGCACTTGGAATTACACCAACCTCACTTGGAGTTAAAACTGGAATAGATAATGAATTTAGAGAAGTAACTGATGGAACAAGATTCCCGTATCACATTCCAACAATTTATACTATTAATGATAGAAACCCAATCTGGTCAGGTGCATGGCAGTCTGGCGATGGATGGGGAGCATATTATAATTATATGAACTCTACTACAGATCATGAAAGAAATTTTCATATGGCGCTAGGTCGTCATAATAGACAAAATACAAATTCATATTCATCTGTAAATAATCGTGCAGGAGCAGTTTTACAGTTTGCAAGAGGAAACGTAGTTGGTGGAGGACAGGTTCACAACCACATGGAAGATTCTGGATATCAGGGTTTTTCAATGAGATCTATGTTTATTCGAAACTTTCACCCAACACTATCTAAAACAATTACACTTTCTGGATGGTATGCAAATTACTGGGCACAAGGATATGAAGGTTCTGCAATGTACTACGGAATTCCAACTGGCGCTGGAAGACTATACTCACAGGCTACGGGAATGACATGGACAACAATGGCAAATCGTTCTGGTGGAAACTCTAACTATACTTGGACTGGAACAATGACAATTCCAGCAAATACAACAGCATTTTTCTGTCAGACATCAACATATTTATGGTGGCAGGGCGGTTACGGCGGTAAAGCACTAGAGGTAAATAAATTATATGATTTAGATACTACATTTTCAGATAAATGGATTCAGCCCGATATGAGAATGACCATGACAGCAATGAACTATACAGATTTAGATGATACGGCATACAATGGATACTCATCCCACAGACTGTGGAATAGATGTGCAACACTTTATGGAGATAGATAATGATTTATATTAAATTTGATGAAGAAAATATTCAAGAACAAACATTAGTTTCTGAAGAGTCTCCAGGACAAGATTGGCATGTTATTCCTTCTAATACAGATGGTAAATTTTATAAGTTGTCAAATGGTGTACCAGTTGCAATGACAGAAAAAGAATTAGAGGACTATCGATTTAATTTAAGAAGATCTTGGGTTATTTTAGACGCAAGAAATAAAAGAGATCGAGCTCTAATGGAATCAGACTGGACACAATTATCTACCTCTCCTTTATCTGATGCAAAAAAGACGGAGTGGGAAATATATAGACAGGCCCTAAGAGACCTTCCAGATAATATATCTGAAGACCTAACTTATACCTTTCCAGTAGTACCAGTATAATGAGTTTTATGATACAATATTCTAAAGGAGGCAACACAAAATGCCATCAGCAGTAACATTAACCGCACAAATTGAGCTAGCAAAGACAAAGATCAATGCTTTGTCTGCATCTACGCTTACCACACAAGACCTCGTATTCTTGGCTAAATCCCTTGAGTCCCTAGGATCACTTCTAGGAGTAAATGACATTGTGGCAATAACAAACGAAAAAATTTCAGACATAACAAATGCATCTAGCGGTCAAGTTACAACAATAACAAATGCTGGATCGTCTCAGGTAAATGCCGTTGTCACCTCTGGAAATCAACAAATTGCATTAGTAAATGCAGCAGTAGATAACTACAATCTATTCGTAAACATGGGAGTAATATAAAATGGCACAAATTAGTTTACCAGCAAGACTATTCGGCGGAAACGTTACAGCAACTGAGGCTCAGGTTTACACCGTCCCAGCAGGAGAGACAGATGTTATTACATCTATTACCTTATCTAACGTCACCGACGTAGCACAACAGACAAGCTGCAAGTTCGCAGGAATTTTCTTTTACAAGAATATTGACCTAGCACCTCGTCAAATTACAGTTATAGATGTTAAGCAAGTTTTGAACGCAGGAGATGCAATTATTCTCAGTGCAGGAAACGCAAGCTCTGTTACAGCATTTATCTCAGGCGTCAAAATAACAACAATCTAATTAAAAGTATTTAGGAGAAATAAAAAATGGCAGTTGCAAATTCAGTTACGCAAATTGTTTTACCTGGTATAGATAAGGTAGTACAAGATCAAACAGTCGCAGCCTTTGCAGCGAATCCTACAATTTTGGCAATTATATCAAATCAAGCGGCAACAGGAAGCGCAGCAACATTAGACGCAGCAATCGCATCAGCTAGTGCAACTGCCACAGATCTTCTTCCGCAATATAATGCTTTGCCAACATTTGCAACATATTCAAACAGAGATAATAGACCATTTTGGAATATCTATAATAGTAAAATGCAACCAATTAACGCAGGAAGCCAACACGACGATTCAGAATTATGGGCTCCGTGGAATGGAAATAATTATACAAACGAACGCTTTAACTCAAGTAGCTGGACTTCTTATTGGAGTCAGGCAACACCATATCAACAGGCAGACGGACACTGGATGATGAGATTAAATGCTGGTAATAGAACTTACTGTGCAGTGCACTCTGATGTATCTCCAGGTTATATGCCATACTTTGGAGTTATTATTGGTAAAAGAGGAGTAAGACAAAACTTCTCTATGTGGTATCAGAACTCAACATTAAGAATTATGGAACGTGGAATTTATAATGGTTATTATGAAAATATAAACCTTAATAATGGCGCATACTCAACTTGGGCAGGCGGAACAGGATACGGTTCAGCATGCTATAACGATAGAACCAGAACACTTGTAGTTATTACCGCAAAAGATGGATCTAATAACTACAGAATGCATATCTGGAAAAACACAGGGACTGATAGATCTTTAAATAGTGATAATTACTATCCAGGAACACTTGCTGCTTTCTTAAGAGAAGCAAAGACAGGCATGCTTGATGCAGGTCAAGGCGCTGGAGTTCCTAGCTATGCGTTTTATGATTTCCAATGGCAAGCAAACTCTTCTCAAAACTATGCAGAATCACAATATAGAATGCGTGTTGTAGCTGGAGATAACGGTATTATTGGAATGGCTAGAATGGTTCCATCAAACGTAACCCACTATGCAACATATAATCCAGCAACTCAACAATTAACAACATCTTTTAACACAATCAGCTTAACAACCTCATACGGATACGAGCAAGGCGAAAGATACGGAATGAGACATAACATCAGCTGGGACAATAACTGGGTAGTAGCATATAATGCATACTACTACTATGGCTCAGGAATGAACGTATACTTTATTGATACAAGAGATCCTAGAAATTACTTTATTGGTCAGGCCGCAAACAGCGAGCAAGGATGTCAAATGGTTCCTTATCAAGAAGATAAATTTTTGTTTAACAACTCTAGATATAATACAGATAATGATTATGGATTAAGACTTTTTGTTCAAGATCCAGAAGGAGCATTACAAGGAAGAACTACATCTTCAACTATTGCTAATGGCGGAACCCTATCGTTAGAAGCTAATCCACAACGCGGTAGATTTGATACAGATTACACAAGCACAAATTTTCCAGGTCTCCAATCAATGGCGCACTGGACAAGAAAAGTATAAGGGAGAAAAAAATGAAACTTAATTTTAATCATGGAGTAGCAGAGTTTAATGAAAATGGAGAATACGAAACAGATATTGTAACGACTTTGCCACATAGATTAGACCTTGTTGACGGAGTTGTTGTTGACAAATATCCAGGAAAAACAGATAATGAGGTAAGAGCCGCAGATCACGTAATAGCAGCTAAGCGTGTAAAAGACGATCAAGCTGAATGGGATGCGCTACCAGAACCAAGACCAGGAATTCGACCAGCAGACTTACCTGCACTCGATCTTCCAGAAGAGGAATAAAATGCCAATTACACAGACCCCCCAATCAGTAACACCAGCACTCTGGACTTACACATATCTTCAAGCTCCAATTAATGGACAAGGTAAGCCATATTTTAATATCCCAGCGCAATTTATTGATTTGGGAACTAAGTCAACTGGAACCCTTACCATAGACCTAGCAGCTTCAAATGTTTTTAAAGTAATTGCTGGTGGTAATTTTACAGTAGCATTTTCAAACATTGCAAATACAGCAAGCGTAGCACAATTTTGGCAGATGGAAATTAAATCTGGTGGATCGTATACTATAAATTGGCCAGCAGGAATTGTATGGGATGGTGGCGGTGCTTCAAACATTCAGCCAGTACTATCATTAGATACAACAGTTTTAAATTTTTACACAAGAAATAACGGAACAACAATCTTTGGATCATACGCATTTTCAGATTTAAAAATATAACATAAAATAGGAGAACAAAGTGGCACTATCAACAATATCAGGAAATAGTAATTCGATAGCATTACCAGATTTAGATTTATCAGTCTACAATAATCTAAATGCTGGAATAAACACAAGCCCTCAAATGCTTTCTATACTTTTGGCCTCTTCGGCAGGATTAGGTTTAAATACCTCTATTGCTAACGTGGCAGCGATATCTACTAATATTTCAAATAATGCCGTTACAAAAAATCCTCTTCCTACTTTTGGTATTTATACTAATAGATCTAATGAGCCAGCATTTGTTACTTACAGTAGCAATATGCAGCCAATGTACGGCGGATACTTAAGATCAGATACAGAAGGTCAAGACTGGCCAGATAGAGGTGCAAGATACACAAATACCTCACAAGACTCTAGAGGTACAGGACACTCTTCTGTAAAAGGAACTAACTATCAACAAGACGAAGGTAACTGGCTTGTTCAGCTACCAGGGCACGAACCAGCTTCAGGATCTGACGGACAATTTGCTCACTCAGTTTGGTACAACTATGTATTAGAGCATTGGCCATTCTTTGGAACAATGATTCAAAAAGCAGGAATCCGTCCAAGAAACTCAATTTACTACAGAAACAGCCAACTAGGAATTTATCCTAGAAGTGGAACTGCTCCGTTAGAATTAGTAAATATGAGCGGTACATATGCAACATGGGCAGGATTCAATACTGGATATACAGCAATTTCATACAATGTTAGAACCAATACATTGGCAGTTCTAGAGCCTAGAGACAACGCTAATAACTATAGACTTCACGTATGGAAAAATGCTAATGCAAACAGAGATTTAGATGCAACTAACTATACAGTTGGAACAATGCATAGATTCTTGTTAGAGGCATTTACTGCGGGTCGTCCTACAGCATTAACTCAAACAGCCTACTACTACTACAATGATTTCCAATGGCAACAAGATTCATCTCAAAACTATGATGAGTCAAGAAGAAAAGCATACATTGTTATGGGAGATAATAACGTAGTTGGAATAGCACGATTTGTTCCTGCAAACGTAACTCGATATGCAACATTTGCTCCTAACTTTGCTACGTCCTCTGGAACCTTAACAACTTTAAATGGTCAAGGACATACAACTTCGTATGGAATTGAGCAAGGAAACTACTACGGCATGCGCTACATGCAGACCTGGAATAACGATTGGGTTGTAGCATATGCACCATACTACTACTATCAAACAGGATGGTGTGGAATTTTCTTTAGCACTCAAGATCCTTCAAGATATTATACTTCTAGATGGGCAAGCCAGTCTTGGGGAGCACAAATTGTGCCGTTCAAGAAAGACAAATTTATTTGGCATGCAGGAGAGTCTAACGTAGACGGAACTGTTGGTATGAGACTATACGTTGTTGATCCAGGCGGACTTAGAAAATATGGAGTTGACTCTGATGGAACATCAGTAGCAAATGGTGCTGAACTAAGTCTTTTCAAGTCTGTATTTACATACTCATTTGATACAAGATATCAGTCTACAAATTATCCAACAATTGTTCCAATGAACGAATGGACACACGGCTAAAATGTACTATGCGATACTTAATTCAGAAACCGTAGAACGCTCTGGAACCCTTAACACTTTATTTCCAAATGCTTCTTTCCCGCTTTCAGGTCCAAACAAAGACTTTAAAGACGAGAATAACTTAGTTGAAGTTTTAGAGTATTTAGAGCATGACTCAGAAAAACAAAAAATGATATTCTGTGATCCATATTTTCTAGATGGTTCTGTATACAGAGTTGAACTTGTAGATTTTACTTCACAAGAGAAAAAATCAAACAAGGCAGGTCTTAAAGAATTTGAATCCTTGCAGGGGGCATAATGTTAGAGTCACAGAGATCATTATTTAAGAGATCAAGATACACTCAGTTTGGCTTGCAACTATGGTTAGATGCTACATCTATTTCTAACTTTACAGTAGACGCTATTACAAGAAAATGTTCTTTAGTAAAAGACAGATCTCAGTATCAAAGAAATTTTGTACAGGCAACTTCAACAAATCAGCCAACATACGTATTAGCGGCAATTAACTCATTGCCAGCTTTAAGATTTGATGGTGTAAATAATTTTATGACATTTGCAGATCCTACACTATCATGGCTTGCAAATACATCTTTTACATTTTTTTACGTAGCAACTAAAACAGCAAAAACTGGTAGCTCGTTTGTTATTGGCGGACAGGGAGTGGCTACAAGATCAAACCTTGCATTTGGATATACTATTCCAACATCATCTAGAGCGGTTTTTGGTAATGATGACATTAATGCTATTGTTCCAGCAGTGACTGCTGGACGTCCAGAAGTTTATTCTATAAGATATGATAACACAAATAATAGAAGAGAAGTTAGAAGAAATGGAATTACTGTTGCTCTTGGTGCATCAGATGGAGCACCATCTAATATGACAGGACAATCAATTGGTCGCTACTTATCAACATATGGTCAATTTGATCTAGGAGAAATTCTTGTTTATAACAGAGCTTTAAGTGATTATGAAATGGGTCAAGTTGAAAGAGACTTTATTTCTAAATGGACAATCGTCTAAGGACAAAAAATGGCATATGAACCTCAAAGATTTGTTGGCCCTTTAATATTAACCCAGCTAGCAACTACACCACTTAAAACATTTACTAATAAAGCAATCATAAAAAATCTTATTGTTTCAAATATTTATAATGGAACATTGCTATATTCTATCTACGTAGCCCCAGCTGGCGAAGATGCTCAAAATTATAATAAAGTGTTTCCAGACTTAACTGCAACAGAAAAATCTATTACTTCCCACGATGTTACAATAGTTGTAAATCCAGGGGATCGGATTTTTGCTCAGGCTAGTATCCCAGGCGGTATCCTTCTTACCATATCTGGCGTAGAAGTTATTCCTTAAATACTACTTTTTAAATGTAGTATAATAATATTATGAGCTATCAACTTAAAGTAATGAATGACTATCCTATTGGCTTTTGGCCACTGGATGAATTTTCTGGAACCACAGCGTCAGATGTGTCTGGGTGCTCAAACAATGGAACATACACAGGCGGACTAACAATAGGAATTATTCCACTTGTTTCAGGAGGAGCAAACGGGTCTCTTATAACAAATACTAAATACATAACACTACCCGTAACTAAGGACTATTATGGATCTACTGCCGATGGCGGATTTGCAGATAACAACTCTTCAGATAATGCATTCTCATTAGAAGTTTGGTTTTATCCTAAAATTACAACATCTGTCCTAACAAGCATATTTGCAGACTCAACAAAAAATGTGGGTATATTTTATGAAAAGGGAAATATAGTATTTAAACTTGAGGCGGAAAGACTTGATTATACTTTACCTAATATAAGCCAATCTCATCATATTGTAGCAACATACTCTATTACAGAAATGTCTTTATATGTAAATGGCAAATTTGCAGCAAGCAAACCTTTAACTAATTATAAGTTTACTAACCCAACAATTACATTAAAATTAGGTCCAACAGGAAATGCATCTGATTCATTTATTGTAGATGCTCCAGCAGTATATAGATATGCCCTAGGCCTAGATAAAACTTTAGAACACTTTAATTACTCTGGCACAACATCTCCTCTTCAGATTTCATACCCTCAAAGTGGGACATTGTTTGAAATATATGATGATAGCGTAAGCAAGCAATTTAATTTTGCCTATCCTGCAAACAAGCCCTTAGAGATTTTTGCCTCAAATGATTTAATTTATAATACACAAGAGAAATGCCTTGAGTTTAAAAAAACGGCCTCTGCAGCCTCTAAGAGCGTAGTTATAGTAGATGCCATAGCAATTCCTGCAGGATTTGATTTAGACTCCTCTAAGATAGAGTGGAACGGCGATAATGGGGTCTCTGTAAGAACTTCTATAGATGGAACAACATGGATAGCGTGTATTAATGGAAGAACAATTCCTCAATTTAAATTAGGATCATTTAGTTCTGAAAGAACCCTTTATCTTGAGATAACATTTGCCTCATCAGATACAAGTAAATTTATTCCAAGGCTATATAGCTTGCTTATGTGTTTTTACAAAGATCAAGTTCTTTACTCAGTAAGTAATCCAGATTATATTTATACTATAGAGAGCACACCTGGATTTGCCTCAAAAGATATTACGCTGGGAAGAATTAAATATCCTATCTTATCCCGCCAAAAGCTAAACGGATTAACAACGGCAGGCGGATCAGGATTTAAAATTAATACCGCAGAATTAACTAGAACGGTAGAGTTCTTTTTAACCCTATCAGACCTTACCTCAAACTCTATTTTATCAAGTACGGCAAGTGGAAACTTTGTATCAGCAGAATACTCATGGGTAACAAATGGAACTATTACTAAATCTAATATATCTGCTATTTATGTTAATGGCGTAGATCGGACTTCTCAGACAAATATAAGTTCTGTATTTACCGCAAACGAGCTTTATCACGTTGTAATTGTAACAAGCGGACCAATTACAGGGCAGATTCTATTTAATCATTCGACAACAGGAGGCCCTTCTAGCCTATATCAATATATTTCTTACTACCCAGGAACCTTCTCAGCCTCTATGGCATTATCTAATTACAACATGCATATTGGAAAATCAGCAACAATAGCAGATGATTCGTCCATGACATTGACAGAAAACTCTGTTGAGTTTTATGATAATGACTGGATCGTGCTTCAGAACCAATAATCTGTCACGTGGGTTGACAAAAAGCTGGACTTGAGTAGACAATAATGGTAAAATAAAGTCATATGAATATTAATAAGGCTAAATATAACATTAATGAAGAAGAGTCAACCCTGGGCATATATGTCTGGGAGATGCCAGACGGCAGATGGATTGGAGATGATGATGGAAACTTTCTTTCAATCACGTCCAAAAAAGGAAATAGATCCAACATCGATGCTTTGGCTAGAGAAGTTCGCACGTTCGGTATACACGAAGGCAGGCCTAAATTTCTTTCCGCTAGAAGGAAAATTAATGATGAAGAATTTGAGCACCAAAAGCAAAGACTTGACTGGGGACTAGTTCCTGACCCATTTGATATTGGTAACTACAAGGACGAAATGAAAAAACTAAAGGGGTTAAAATGAGCACAGAATTTCTTGATGAAGATAACTCAGAAAACATAATTAATATTTCAAACAACGCAGATTGGCTCTCGTTAGAAAAAAATGAAATAACAACTGACCCATTTTCAGCAGGTCTAGAAGATCTAAAAAAAGTAAGAGGGCTAGGGGCTTCATTTAAGCGTAAAATTAACAGAGAGTTTTCTAAGTCGTTTACTGGACGAGAAGAAACTGGAACACAGCAAAATTTATTAGCACAAGCAATTACTGGCTATGCTATGTTCGATTTAGTAGAGCCCCCATACAACTTAGAATATCTTTCAAAAGTATACGAGATTTCAACATACAATTATGCTGCAATTAATGCAAAGGTAGCAAACATTGTCGGCTTAGGATATGATTTTATAGAAACAAAGAAAACAAATGATGCTTTTGATTCTATTACAGATGACAAGTCTCTTGAAAGAGCACGTAGAAAGCTAAGCAAATTAAGACAAGACTTGCATGCGTGGCTTGATACAACGAATGATGAAGATACATTTACTCAAACATTAATTAAAGTATTTACAGACTATGAAGCAACTGGAAATGGCTATATTGAAATAGGCAGAACTACAGCGGGAAACATTGGATACATCGGTCATATTCCTGCAAAGACAATGCGTGTGCGTAGACTTAGAGACGGCTTTATTCAATTGCTTT